GGAAAGAATCAGATTCCATGGGACGGTAAACTCGAATATGATTATCAACTCTGGATTGATAACGACATTGTTTTCAGTACTGAGAGTTTCTATCGTCTGTTCCAACTCGGACTTGAACATGAGATCGCAGCTGGTTGGTACGCCACTGAGGATGGACACACAACTTCCGTTGCTCACTGGCTTGAAGAGGATGACTTTGTGAAGAACCGTGGTGTGATGAACCACGAAACCGTTGAGACCATGGGTAAGCGTCGTAAACCCTTCACTGTGGACTACACAGGTTTTGGATGGGTTCTGATCAAGAAGGGTGTCTTTGAGAACTTGGAGTATCCTTGGTTTGCCCCTCAGATGCAAGTCTTTGAGAGTGGTGAGGTACAGGACATGTGTGGTGAGGACGTGAGTTTCTGTCTTGATGCCAAGAAGATGGGCATGGAGATCTGGTGTGACCCTCGTATTCGTGTAGGCCATGAAAAAACTCGGGTTATTTGAGATCCGCGTCAGCGGCGAGCTCGTCTACTCGGTAAATAACGAAGACGATGCACTTGACAAGTTACAGGACCTGGCTCAGGAATATTACGAGACAGGTTCACCTAATCCATCTACTGTTGAATTCATAAGACATGGCGAAACTTAAAGCATCCCTGTCGGGGAAAGTATTCATTGATTCACGGCCGAAAAAAACTCGGCAAGGAAGCGGACAACACACCAAATATGCCGCTAGTTCGGCAAACGCAAAGAAAAAACGTTATCGAGGACAAGGACGATGAGTTACAACGTTACCCTAATTACCGAAGAAGGTGAAGTCAACATCGTATGTGATGAAGACACTTCAATTCTAGATGCTGCAGAAGAACAAGGTGTAGATATCAATTACTCTTGTCGTGCAGGTGCCTGTTCCACTTGTGCTGGTAAACTTATTGAGGGTACTGTAGATCAAGAAGATCAATCATTCCTTGATGATGACCAAATCGATGCTGGTTTTATTCTTACTTGTGTAGCAAAACCAACTTCTGATTGTGTGGTTGAAACTAATAAAGAAGACGAGTTGTACTAATGTCAACATTAATTTGCAATCTCCCATCACAGGAGATCTGGGTAAGAAAAGAATATCTTACAGATCATCAGTCTGGACATGGTGAGTTTGTAAAAGGCGTCTGGGTATCGGCTAAGTCGATTCCTGGGCGCGCTTTTTATTTTGAGACGTATTTGCCTGAATACGCAGCAATGTATGACAAACTCCCCATCAGTGCCTTTGTATCAGAACCAAAGACACCTGATCCTGATATGAACCTTCCTAACCTACAGTTCTGGAACTGTATGGATTATGGTGTAGTGTCTATTCATAAACAATTCATTGGTTCAATGGATTATGAATTGTATACAAGAGACTTCGGTATTCAGAAAGGAACATATATTTGTACAATTGATAATTATCATCAAGATTGTGACATGATTGATTATGCCACAAGTGAAAATCCTGCAGAACACAAGTCTCACAACTTGATTGAGTTAAATAATGGCCAGTTCGCACTCTATCCAAACAATAGAATGCGTATCTTTGACAACAGTTTGACACCTGTTGATCCTAAGATGCCTGACTTCAAGGTTTCGACGGAGTTTTATCAAGTTGAAAATGGATTTGAAAGACTCGGAATGGGCCGTGAAGATGAATATTTCTGGAAAACTGCTCAGGAACGTAATCAGGAGAAAGAAAATGGGAATCCAACCGACTGATTTGGGTCAAGATTTTGTCAAAAAAGGTATGAGGTTGATTACTCAGGTGTCTTCTGACGCACTTATGAAAAAAGCTAGTGACAAGAAGAAAAAATCAGAAGATTTTAAAAAAGAAGTATAAATATATAAGACCAAAGTGTATCGGCAGATGCCAGCTATTGGACAATCGCGATTTTTTAAGGATATTTCCTTAAGTTTTAAGAGACATCCTGTAACGAATGATCTGATTTCGTTAACAAACGAAGCAGCCATTAAAAAATCTGTCAGAAATCTGGTTGAAACGATAAATGGTGAACGTCCTTTTAACTCATTAGTTGGTTCAGCTATTCGTCAAAGTCTTTTTGAACCTGCCGATAGTGAAATTTTGTTTCGATTAGAACAAGAAATTACTACATCTATCGAAAACTTTGAAAAAAGGGTCAAATTGACCTCTGTAAAAGCATCTCATCCTCCTGATAGTAACGAAATTACTGTCGATATCAACTATACAATCATCGGTGAAGTCTTTCCTCCTCAAGAGGTATCGTTTATTCTTCAACCAACTAGACAATAATGGCATTCACACAATATACAACTCTAGATTTTGAAGAAATTAAGGCTTCAATTCGTGAATATTTAAGATCTAACTCAAATTTTACGGATTTTGACTTTGAAGGATCGAATATGTCGATCCTAATTGACACATTAGCGTACAATACTTACGTTAATGCATATAATACCAACATGGTTGCTAATGAGGCATTCCTCGATAGCGCTACATTAAGAGAAAATGTCGTTGCATTAGCACGAAATGTTGGTTATGTTCCCAGATCTCGTCGTTCTTCGACCGCTCAAATCAGTTTTAGTGTAAATTTAGGTCTTGGTCAAACAAAATCTACGGTAACACTCAAAGCTGGATTAGTTGCAATTGGTGATTTTCAGAATACTAACTATACTTTTTGCATTGAAAAAGATATTACCAACCCAGTTTTTAACGGAATCTGTAATTTTACCGTTGACATCAAAGAAGGAACGTTTTTAAGTAAACAATTTGTTGTTGATACATCTCAACCTAATCAGAGATTCATTATTCCTAACGCATATGTAGATACTTCATCTATTGTTGTAAAAGTTAGAGACACTGTATCATCCTCAAACACAAGAATTTGGAATTTAGTTGATAATGTTGTTGGTGTAAAGACAACCTCTGAACAATTTTTGATTCAAGAGGTTCAGGATGAAAAATATGAACTTCTTTTCGGTGATGGTTTACTTGGAAAACGATTGAATAACGGCCAAGTTGTTGATGTAACGTATATCACGACAAATGGTTCGACTGGCAACGGTGTTCGTAACTTTGCTTTTGCGGGAACTCTGGTTGATAATGATGGAGTTGATATTACTAGTGGAATTTCTGACATCAGAACAAATATTCCTTCAAAAAATGGTGCAGAAGTCCAATCTTTGTCTAGTATCAAAAATTTAGCGCCAAGATTCTACGCGGCTCAACATCGTGCAGTAACTGCACTTGACTATGAAGCGATTATTCCTCAAATTTACCCAAATACTGAGAGTGTAGTTGCATATGGTGGTGAATCTTCTACCCCTCCACAGTTTGGTAAGGTTTTTATCTCAATCAAACCCAATAATGGTCAATTTATTTCAGATTTTGATAGGAGAAATCTTTTAGATAAGTTAAAACAATATTCTGTCGCTGGTATTGTACCAGAATTCATTGATTTGAAGTTTGTATATGTTGAAATTAACAGTTCGGTTTATTATAACACTAATGCAATCTCAGATTCCGACAGTCTGAAGACAACAGTTATCAATAATTTGAATACATATGCAAAATCTGAAGATTTGAATAAGTTTGGTGGTAGATTTAAGTACAGTAAGGTACAAAATGTCATCGATCAAAGTTCTAGTGCAATTGTATCGAACATCACAAAGGTAAAAATTCGTAGAAATCTTGAAGCCAATCTTTCAAATCCATCACAATACGAATTGTGTTATGGAAATGCATTCCATAACAGAAAAACTGGATATAATATCAAATCTACAGGTTTTAGATTAGATGGTGTTAAAGAGGAGGTCTTTATGGCCGATCAATATATTTCTGCAACCGAAGGTCGTCTTTTCTTCTTTACTGTTGAACCAGGTAGAGAACCGAATGTAATTGTAAAAAATGCTGGTACAGTTAAATATGACGTTGGTGAAATCCTTATAGATACTGTTAGGTTTGTAGCGACATCTTTACCAGAACATCAAATTGAAATTGAGGCGATTCCCGATTCTAATGATGTTATAGGTTTACAAGACCTTTATGTACAATTGGCGGTTGACAAATCAACCATTACACCAACAATTGACGCAATTGCATCTGGTTCAGACAATTCTGGAACCAGTTTTGTTACAACTTCTAGCTTCTCCAACGGCAAGTATATTAGAGAGTAATGATCGACACTAGTTTCCAGAAAGTAAAGGTCAACCAGGTAGTCTTCAGCCAATTACCTGCTTTCGTACAAGAGGAAAATCCTCTATTTGTCGATTTTTTAAAAACATACTACCTTGGTGAAGAATATCAAGGTGGTAATATTGATATTATTCAAAATTTCAATCAATATCAGAAAGCTGAAACTTTCAGTGGTAACGAGAACCTAATTGGTTTTACCACATGCACTTCTGATGTCACGTTTTTTGATTCTACGATTAATGTAGTTTCGACTGACGGTTGGCCTGAAAAGTATGGTCTCTTAAAAATTAACGATGAGATCATTTCTTACACTGGTAAGACAGAAACCTCTTTTACGGGGTGCCTGAGGGGTTTCACGGGGGTTGAAAGTCTTCATCATGAGTCTGACCCACAACAGCTAGTATTTTCTGAAACTAAGTCTGACGATCATAAAAATCAAACTCAAGTAATCAATTTGAGTAATCTTTTTCTTCAAGAGTTTTGGAGAAAACTTAAAGATATTTTTCTACCTGGATTTGAAGACAGAAAACTTGTAAACAATCTAGATAAGGCAAACTTTTTAAGACAAGCAAAAGATCTTTTTGCTTCTAAGGGAACTGATAATGCTGTAGCTATCCTCTTTAAGGTTCTTTATGGAAAAGAGAGTGAAGTTATCAAGCCAATCAACTATCTTTTGGCGCCATCTGATGGTGATTATGTTGTAACAACGGATATTGTCGCAGAATTGATTAGTGGTGATCCCACAAAAATTCAGGGTCAAGTTTTAAAACAAACTGGTGATGAATATTCATCAGCATCTATTTTCAATGTAAGATTTAATGGTCAAAATGGCCGCCCTTATTATATTATTAGTCTGAGTAGAGAAACTATTCAAGGTTCCTTTGAACCTACTGGTGGATCTGCAATTACTAATAATGTTGCTATTGGTGATACAGTTTTAACTGTTGATTCCACTCTTGGATTTGCTGAAAGTGGGGAATTATACGTTGGAGCTGGATTAACAGTTGGTATTGCCTCATATTCAGCAAAAACTTCCACTCAGTTCTTTGGTGTAACTGGTATTACTTCTTCTTATGAAGCAGGAAAATTTGTTCGTGGTGAAAATACTGTTTTTTCATATGAAGATGGTAATATCAAAAAACCTGTAATTTTCAGAATGACGGCAGTAGCCACTGGCGCTCCACTTGATGATGTTTCATATCTTTTTGAGGGAGATATCTTAAAAGCGAGAAGTTTGGGTAATTTGAGTCTTGCTAGTAATCAAAGACTCAATAGTTGGATTCATAATATTCAAACAAAGTCAAAAGTATCAAAAGATGTTGATACCAATAAGTCAAATATTGATTTAATTACTAATACTATCAATACCACGGATCCTCACTTGTTAAAACTGGGAGATCCTGTAACATTATTGGATACTTCTTCCGCAATTGCACAAAATGTTACTGGAACAGTATCCCTGATTGTATCTGCAAATTCTTTTCAAATTAACATCACGAGTGGGTCTCTTTCCGTCGATAGAGACTATGAAGTTAAACTGAATACAATTTTTGCAAGTCATAATGATCCAAATGTTGTTGTCAATAAATTTGTAGCCAACGTTCAAAACACATATATTGATAAATCCAGAGAAAACGTTTTTGTAACTTCTGGAAGTTTACCAGCTTACGAAATTTATGCTGATAATCGCAAAAAAACTTTTACAAATTCAGATATTGCTGATAATTCAATTACAATCCAAAGTCATGGATTTTTTAGTGGCGATGTTGTAAAATATTCACCCGTAAGTATTGGCCAGAGTTCTGTCACTGGTTTATCTACTGATGCAAATTATGCCATTACTAAAATTGATGAAGATACGATCAAATTATCTC